CTTGCGAGGCACACAAGACCGCCATCCATAATAGCAAGAGGGCGGCTTTTGCGGCGATTGATGCAGCTGAAACTGTGGATGAGCTACTGGAACTTTAATGGGGACTGTCTCTTTTTGTAGAAGTTTATGAACAAGATTACCAAACTAGAGTCATTCAACGCCCTCTCTGTGTGTTTCACGCGCTCGCGTATCTTGGCTTCTCAACTTGCAGTGCTCTCGACTATCGCTTGTTATCCTGGGCGCTCTTCGGGCTTTTTGGCGGAGCATACTGGGCTGTCTCGTGCTAGCGTGGGGCGACTCTTGGCGTATTTACTGCGCACGAATGATATCACAGCTGCTAAGCCTGATACGTCTACACGTGCTGCGTGGCGGCGTTTTTATGTGACCGCGCAGGGAGTGTATCTGATCAATGGGATGTTGCGAGGGGTTTCTTTTGCCTATGCGATGCAGGATGAGTCGGATGATTTCAATCTCTCGTCTTGATGTCGAGGGTGGGCAACGATTAACACCATGAGACATTCTCAAGCTGTACTTTTCGTGCTATCTTAACGAAATGCAAGGTTTTGTCGGAGTTATTGAGAATTTTACCACAGTAGAGGATGTTGGCTTTCGAGCTCATTGGGTGTTTAAATCCATGAGCGGGGAGGCTTTTAGTTTGGATGGCGTGAGTATATCTGGCGCTATCTCGCTCAACGGTGTTGTTGTGCCGATTTCGGCAAGTAAGAGCGCTCTGCATAGCAATCAGGTTACTGTTGCTTGCGATGCGCTCCCTGTTGGTCGTTGGCCTTATGAAATATGGGCGACGGATGACACGGGGCTTAGGCGTGTGCTTGTCAGTGGTTGCATTGGAGTTGTTAGTACTCTGGCTGTGAGGCAAGCGGATGCTGAGGCTTATGCGGCGCGCACTTTGCTTGTGCGGATGCCTGATTCTGCCGATAGGATGATTTCCTTGCAATGGCTATCTTCGACGCTGGCGCAGGACGCTGCTCGATTAGCTCAGGAGGCTGCGGCTGATGCGCTTGCTGCCGCGCAAGATGCGTCGCAGTATGGCGATGCTAAAAAGCATGCGAAAGCGGCGCAAGAAGCGGCTCGGCTCGCTCAAGAGGCTGCTGCGGATGCGGCGCGGATGCCGTCAATTGGCGATAATGGCAATTGGTGGCTTGGCTCTACAGACTTGGGACTACCTTCCCAGGGGGGCGACGGGATGGATGCAGATGCTATTACCAGGCTATATTTTGACGATGTCTCAGAGTTGCCCACGCAGGGAGATTATGGTGATGCGGCTTATGTGCTTGCGACTTCGGGCGGGATTGAGTCTTATCGGGTGTTTTATTGGTTGACTGATGCCACAGGCTATAGTCAGTGGCATGAGGTGTCTCGCGATACTGCGGATGTAGCGCTAAAGGATTTGAGTAATGTCGATATCATCGCTCGGGCTGCGGCATCTTATCCTGATAATTATGTTTGCACGGTGGCTTTCACGGTTGCAGCTATTGCGGCGCGATTAAAGGAACAAAGTATCGTTGCGGGTGCAGGTCTATCTAAGGTGGACTTCACTCTCTCGATTCGTGCGAAGGAGCCGCTTTACTTGGATGATGGCGTGCTTTCTGTACGTGAGGCTGATATGAGTGCTTATGCGACAACTACGCAATTAGCGGGCTATGCGACGAAGGCCGATATTGCAGGCTTTGTGACGACTGAGGACTTGGAGCATAGCTCACGCGGCTGCGTGCAGAGCGATGATGTGAGTAGGATGGTAGCGCTAACAAAGGCGGAGTATGACGCGCTGCCGATTAAGGTTGCTACGGTCTTTTATATTGTAATGCCATGAATATTCAGGATGCAGAGCAGCTTTATCTAGGCGATAAGCCTATTGATAGTGTTTATTATAATGAGCAATGTCTATGGCCTGTCGTGCAGCGTGTGCTTAGGTCAATTCAGATTGATACGGTGTTGCTCGCACAGACGGAGCAATTAGCTTTGCTGGAGATAGCGCAGCGATATAAGGCTAAGAATCCCAATAGCGAGCTAGGTGGGCTATATATGCAGATTGCAGGGATTGATTACAATTACCCTGCGCATTTTGATTATGCGGCTGGGCTCATAACCTTTAAGGACGGATGCTTGCCTTCTCAATCGGATATCTCGATGAGTGACACGATAGATGTTGTTGCTAGCTTCCCTAAGCATGATGCAACGCTTAGGGAGACAGTAGAAACTCAAGCAATAGATGGGACTGAGCTTTGGGGTCGGGTAGACTGGTTGTGGGAGCACTCTCTCTCAGATGTTGATGTGTACGCAATGCCTCATTCAGTCCATATCGGTGGACTCGGGCATGGAATGGAAAATTGGGCCAATCCTGATTTTAGATTAGCAATGCTTGGCTATGACCCAAGCATCACTGGTTATATTGCTATCACTTATAATACTGATTTGGTAATCAGTACCCGCACTAAAGCATGGTTTGCATTCCCTGCTCGTGACGAAAATATCAGCGTGGGCATTATCCATATCACATACGAAACAATAGAATCATAAATTATGAACAAAGAAAATAAAAACAAAGTTGAGGCTACTTCGTGGCTTCACAAGATACTGACGGGCTTGGGACTTTCAAGCGGTATTTCGAAGATTATTGCAACGGCTATCATTGCGGCAATTGCTGCGGTGATGGCGTTGCTTAACACTTCATGCAATGGGAAAATTGAGCCTTGGCATATCGACACGGCTGCGGATATCATCCAGTATATCATCATCGAGGAGGAGTACACGAAGTAATGTGTGTTCGCCGTGAAAATGAGGTGTGGTGGTCTTACGCCGTGCGTACAATCATCGAGCAGCCACGTGCTTTAATGTCTATCGTTGGGATAGCTGCGGCTACGGTCATCTACTGTGACTGGCGCAGCTATGTCTATGCTCAGACCGATGTGCTGCAAGCTAACACGGAGGCGATTCAATACGTCCTCAGTGAGATGAAGGAGAACAATATCCGTATGGCAAACATTGAATCTTACCACAAACAAAAATAATAATATGACGACAAAAAAAGAAACAAAAACAAAAAAAGAAACTACTCTTAAGCGTAAGAAGATTGCTATCCGAGTGGGGCATGGTCTTCATACGGGCGCTTCCCACATGCGCATCCATGAGCATCCTACGGCGGCGGCTATCGCGCGTCTCGTGCCAAGCTTGCTTGATGTAAGCAAAGTGCGCTGTGATGTCTTTGCTTATCCAAGCTTGAGTAATTCCGAGGGCTTAGCTCAGGGCTGCGAGGATGTCAATGATGGGGACTATGATGCTTTTATTGATTTGCATTGTGATGCGGCTAGTCATGGTTCGGCTCGCGGTGGGCATGTGATTTACTGCTCTACGGCTGGCAAGAAGCTGGCTGAGGCTCTAGCAACTCCTCTCTGCGAGGCGATGCCTGGGCGCGCGGATAAGACGAAGCTCAATAAGAACTTTCGCATGTTGAATAACACCAAGCCGCCTGCTGTTATCGTGGAGCTAGGCTTCTTGACGAATGTGCAAGATTTGCTGATGCTTACGAGGTCGCCTAAGACTTTATCCATTGCTCTGACTAAGGGCATCAACGCTTATTTTTATGGGGCTTGAGGCAATAGCGATAGGTGGGCTCATTGCTGGCGTTGCTGGCGGGGCGATGGGGATGCATCAACAAAACAAGATGGCGAAGAAGCAGGAGCAAAGCGCTAAGGCGATGGCGGATGCGATGGCATCCACGCCAACGGCGCAGGCTTCGCATGTTGCGGCAGCCACGAGTACAAATGCGGCTGATGCGGAGTTGAAGATTGATTCTTCCTCGAAGCGTCGTCGTAGCTTTGCATCCACTGTGAAGACGCCTACGGGGGTAACGTCTTCGCTTTTCACAGGTAAGAAAACTTTAGGTTAATATGACAAATTCTGATTACATCGCGCTTTCCGAGTCCTTAATGACAGAAATGGAAAGCCATAAAAATGAATGGGACTGGCTACGCAATCATATCATGCCGCGCACAGGCGACCCACTAGATGAGCATCCTAGTGTGCCCAGAAAGCGTATGCATTCAACTACTGCTTGTGATTCTTTGCATGCTTTGGCGGGGGCTCATGTGATGTATATCACGCCCGCGGGCGAGAGGTGGTTCACTCTTGATTCTCGTCTAGTGGGGGATGAGAAGAGGGCTATCTATGATACCTGGTTCGACAAGTGCACGGAGGTGACTCATGGGGAGCTTTCGCGCTCTAATTTTTACACGATCATTCACGAGTGCTTTATTGACCGTTGCTTGACGGGGACGGGTTGCGTGTTTGCGGATGCCCTGAAAGATGGCGGGCTCAACTTCACCCATGTGCCAACAGGTACCTACGCTATTGCAGATGGCTTCAATGGACAGGTTGATACGATTGTGCGCAAGTTTAAGCTTACGGCTCATCAGGCCTATGAGCGCTGGGGCAATAAGCTGCCTGAGCGTATGATGGATGCCTACGATAACCCCAAGCGCAGCATGAAGGATAAGTTCGAGTTTTTACATCTTGTGACTCCTCGCAAAAAGGCGGCGCGTGGTAAAGTACTCGTGCAGCCTAAGCATATGCCTTTTGCTTCTGTTTACATATCCATCGGGACGGGTGATAAAGATGTCATCGAGGTGAGTGGCTATCAGGAGTTCCCGTTCCTTGTGACGCGTTTCTTGCGCTTTGGAGCGTCTCCTTATGGCTACGCTCCAGGGCTCAATGTATGGGAGGAGATTGAGTCTGTGCTTAGGCTTGAGCGCGTGCTCGATGTGCTGGGTGAGACGGCGGCCTTTCCTCGCATTCTTGAGCTTGCTGACCAAGTGGGTGAGATTGACTTACGTGCGGGTGGTCGCACTGTGATTAAGCCTCAAGCGGCGCAGTTAAACTTGCCTCGCACCTGGGCTACTGAAGGTCGCTACGATATCGGCAAGGATAGGATTGATGATAAGGAGAAGAAGATTGAGGCGGCTTTCTATAAACCAATGCTTCAGGTGGTATCTTCGGTTGACCGTATGATGACGGCAACAGAGGTCAACGCGCGGCAGGAGGAGAAGATTCTTGCCTTCAATCCATCTCTGACGCTCTTTATCTCGGATTGCAATGTGCTTATTGCTCGCATCTTTTCGTTATTGTATCGTCTCGGTAGGTACCCTAGCAAGGATATGCCCCCTGAGCTCGCTGTTGCTTTCAGTGATGGCACAGAGAGCAACAAGAAGCAAATCCCATCGGTGAGCTATAATGGCAAGATTGGGCAGGCTATCGAGCGTGCGCAGCGCAATGGTGCTGATTACTATCTCACTGTGGCCTTGCAGTACACGCAGGCTTCGGGGGGTGATACATCAATGATGGATATTATAGATATGTCCAAGTATGCCAAGTTCTGCTATCGCGGCAGCGGGGCGCCTACCGAGTGCCTCCGAACGGATGCGGATATAGCAGCATTGCAACAACAAAGGCAAGCTGCCATGCAGCAGCAACAAGAACTCGCAAACACACAGCAACTCGCCGCTACAGGCAAGGATGTTGCTAGCGCAGAAAACCTAAGAACAAAAAAACAATGAACAACAACGCAGAAGAAGAGGCCTTCGTCAAGGATTACAAAGGCTATATAAACAAGAGACGTAATATCTTTGCCGAGGGGCTAAGCATTGAGGCGATTGAGGAGATTGAGCGATTTTATGAGCTGCATCTTCCTTGCTTCCAGTGTGAGAATGGTCATTACAGCAAGACAAAGGCTATCATTCGTGATGCCCAACGTGAGCTATGCCTATGGCTGCGCCACGAATTAAAATTATCCAACGAACAACAAACAACAACTAAATAATATGCAAGAAGACAACAGCCCTGAGCTCGACGATAACATCGACGAGCCAAAGAATGCCCCCATCGCCCCAAGCAATGAGGGGATAGAACAAAATAACGCTAATAAAGCTGATAATCATCAAGGAGTATCAGCCAGCAATGCTTTCAGCCTTGATGATATTGATGCATCAACTGTAACAGACCCTACGGAAAGCAAGGAGGAGTCCGCGAAGCAAGTGGAGGAAGTCCCTCCCCCTTACAGCATTGACTTTGACCCTGAACTTGGTCTCAATGAGACTTTCACACAATTAGCGGTATCTAAAGCACAGGATGCAGGTCTAGCAGCCAAGGACGCAAAATCCTATACGGAGAGTCTCGTGCAAGCGCTGAAGGCCGAAGAGGGCAAAGCACGCGCAGAGGCCGAGAAGAATCTGATTGCGGCATGGGGCGATAACTATGATAGCAACATGAAGGACACAAAGCGCTTCATCGGCGATCTTAAAACCATGATTAACATGAGTCCTGAGGAGTTGGCTTTCTTTGCCTCCCCTCAGGGATTTGATTTCATGCATAGACTATCATCAAAAATGAGCGAGAGTTCTTACGTGTCGGCAAATGCGCATGAAGCAAGGTCGAATCCAGCGGAAGAGGCTCAGTTGATGCTTACCGACCCAAGTCATCCCGACTATGAGGCTATCATGGATTCTAATCACCCGCGCCATACGGCTTCCATGCGTAAGTATAACAAGATGGTGGGTCTCACTTAAGCTTTATGGCACTTAGCGCAAAGTCAAGGGAGTTTTGTCGCTTGCTCGTCGAGGGTAAGCGCTCAAAAAACGTGGCCTATAAGACGGCTTTCAATAGACCTGAGATGAAGCCACTTACGGCGAGTAAGGCGGCTCACCGACTTTGCCAGCGTGCTGATGTGATTGCTTATATTGAGGAGCTCAACTCTAGCTTAGACAGAGCAGCCATTCTATCCAAAGAGAAGAGGATGGTGTATTTGTCGCGTATCATTACCACTTCAGCGGGTGCGCTTAAGCCCACATCGGACTTATGTCAGTCTGTGAGCCATGCGGAAGATGGTAGTGTTAAGCTGACGATGCCCTCAAAAATTGCAGCGATTACAGAGTTAAATAAGATGGACGGAGCTTACGAGCCCGAGCGTCATGAGCTCAAGTGTGACTTGAGCTTTAGCGCTTTGCTCGACTCGCTTCATCCATCACCTTTAGTACAATAAATATAATGAAGAGAGTATCTTTTAATGGTGGTGAGGTATCGCCCGAGTTGGCTTTGCGTGCTGACTTGGAGGTTTTTCATCGTTCTGCATCAAAGCTTGAGAACTTCGATGTCAGTCAAATGGGTGGCATTCGCCGCCGCAAGGGCTTTCGGCGCTTCACGGTGGCGCAAGCTCAGTCGCGATTGTTCTCCTATATCTACAGCGTTGATGATTGTTACGTGGTAGAGATGGGTTTGACTAAGCTGAGGGTCTACGATAAGGCTGCCACTCTTGTTTTCGAGTCTGATGTTCAATACAGCGACCTGAGCCAAATCCGAACGCGGCAGATAAATAGTCTACTCATCATCACTTGCCCTAATCGTCCCGTAATGGAGCTATCAAGTGATAGCGATAGCGTGTGGACTTACCAAGCTTATGAGTTTGAGTTTCTCCCATGGCGTTATAATGAGGCTCGTGATTATGAGATTAAGCTTGAGGTGGCTTTTGATGATAAGAGGAAGCTTAGCTTTGATGCGGATGAGAGCGCATTAGAGAGCCGCTGCGTGCCTGGGGATAGCTTGCGATTTTCGCACTGGACGATGTCAACGGACTTGTTTGCGAAGGCTAATGTGGTTCTGGATGGCGTTCAGACGGTCGATTTAATCAGTCCAAGTTCTCAATTTTCTATCGGTGATAAGCTTGCCCTGCGTGAGGAGAAGAGCTTGCAGTATTTTTCATGCGTGAAGGATTGGACGGGGACTAACGTCTTTGCGGCGGGTCTATCAAGTCCGCTCAATTACCCCGATTGTTTTGTCGAGGCTGAGTCTTTGGAGGGCTGGGATGATGTTGTGCCTATCATTGAGCTCACGTCCTCGAGGTCATACAAGAGGGGTGCCAAGATTGCCATTGAGTCAGGTTATTGGGAGTATTTTTCTTGCATCAAGGATTATAATGCAGAGAATCATGTGGCGGGGGCAACAAAGCTATCTGATTACCCTGGGCATTTTATTCGCGGTCTCGCAATTGGGGAGGCCGCCGCTTGCCGTGGGACGTGGCAGTTCTATTGCTCGGGCTCTTGGGTTGGGCAATACGATGTGCGCCGCTGCTTTGACTCTGCGGATTTGAACGAAGAATGGGAGTCATTATCAAACTCTTATTCTCGCATCGGTGCACCGTCCAACGAGCTGTTGACGGGAGATGAGTCGGAGGAGGCTTGTTATCTGCGCCTTTTCATTTTGCGGTCAAAGTATGCAGGAGCATCGCAGCTGAGCGGTTATCCCGCTGATTCGTGCAGCAATCGCCTTGTTGTGTCGAGTTACAAGCATCATGCTGTGTTACGGTATAGTTGCACCCATGATGATAATGGTGAGGTTGTGAATGAAGAATGGCAGGATGTGACTCCTATCAAGCAGGCTATCTCTGGGGCTATCACAAGTTATGATTGGTCTTGGCAGGCCTTTAGTGATAAGTATGGCTATCCGCTCTTGTGTGAGGTCTATAATCAGCGCCTTGTGTTAGCTTCAACGGCGGCGCAAGGGCAAAGTATATGGATGAGTAAGGTGGATGATTTATCCAATTTTGCGATTGGTGACAGAGATTCAGCGGCGCTTGCCTTGACGATGGCTACAACCTCGCAGTCGCCGATGTGCTGGCTGATGGCGCAGTCCTCGCGCTTGCTTGTTGGGACGGCAGATGCGGAGTGGGTAATTTCATCAGGTGGGGAAGCTGCTATCACGCCATCTAACGCACGTGCCAACAATCATGGCTATGTAGGCTCTCAATCTGTGCCTGCTATTATGGCTACTGATAGAGTTTTGTACTTTGAGCGTGGCGGGGGGCGCATGCATCAGTTTGGTTATGATTTCGCGTCTGATTCATATATCTCTCGCGATTTGACGGCCTTTGCCGCTCATATCTTGACGGACGGTAGGGGCGTTGTCGATGGTGGTTTCCAGCGCAAGCCTGACCCTCGCGCTTGCTTTGTGTTGGCTGATGGGACGATGGCTTTGCTTACTTATAACACGCTGCATGAGGTGCATGCTTGGCATCGCTATAGCACGGATGGGACTTTCGAGTCTTGCTGTGTTTTACCTGATGGGACGAATGATGATATTCTCTTTTGCGTGGTGACTCGCGCAGATGGTCGCTATATTGAGATGCTGGGTGCATCGGAGACTTATATGGATGCACGCAAGTACAGCTACCGCTCAACGATGGTTTCCACTCCCCTTGCAAGTATTGAGGGACGTGACCAAAAGACTCCTGTGGCTAATTTCTCGGTCTACTTGGGGGGGGAGACTCAAATGGATGGTATTAAGGTATCACGTGATGGCAAAGTCTGGACAAGGCTTGATAAGCGTGGCATGCAGAGCAAGGGCTGGTTGTCGGTGCTTGCAGTCAATGAGTGGACTTATGACTTGAGCTTTGGCGTGTCGGTGGAAGGTGATCGTGGCCTGCATATCCTTGCCTGCCAAATCTAATCTCATATGAACCTCGATGCCAAACAATTCGCGGAGGCGCGCAAGTTGTTATCCTCCCGCGAGTGGAGGCTTAACAATCTGTACCATATTGTTGTCAAGTCGGGCAAGTTGCTACGCTTCAAGATGAATTGGGCGCAGTTGATTTTTCATGCCGGCATATGGCATTATAACAATATCTTAAAGGCGCGGCAGTTAGGCATGTCTACCTACGTGGCAATCCTCATTCTCGATGCTTGCTTATTTGAGCCTAATACTCATGCGGGCATCGTCGACCGCACCGCTCCAGATGCCAAGAAGAAGCTTAAGAAGATAAAACTTGCCTTTGACAAATTGGATTATCTGCCTGCCGAGCCTACGCAGCTTGACCGTGAGCTTGCTGCAATCGGGGCAGCCATTAAAGAGGCACATAAGAACAGTCGCATCGGCGTGGAGGAGGCGCATTTTGTTAATGGTTCTAATATCTATGCGGGGGCGTCTCTGCGTGGTAGTACGCATCAGATTCTCCATATATCTGAGTTGGGTTATGTGGCTCGACATAATCCATCAAAGGCGCAGGAGACGATTACGGGCTCTTTTAACACAATCGACCATAAATGCGTCATCATCCTTGAGTCAACACATGAAGGGGGTGCCTATGGGCTCAATTATAGACTTGTGACTAAAGCGATGGACTTGGTGGGCAAGAAGCTTACTCCACTCGACCCTAAGTTCTTCTTCTTTTCTTGGCATAAGCAGAGCGAGTATCGTATTGTAGGGGCGACTTTTGACGCTCTCGATTATCAGGAGGATGGGCAGAAGCTCTTGGATTATTTCAAGGAGCTTGCAGAGAATCATGATATTCATCTTGACGATGAACAGAAGGTTTGGTACGCATCAAAAATGAGAACACTAGGAACAAAAATGAGACAAGAATATCCAACATTGCCCGATGAGGCGCTCAACCCACTGGCTGACGGTGCAATCTATGGCGCGCAGATTAATTACTTACGCGAGCTGGGACGATTGACAGCGGAGTTTGAGGTGATGGAGCATTATCCTATCTATGCGACCTTTGACAAAGGTATCAGCGATGCCACAAGTATATGGTGGGTGCAGATGCGTCCTGATGGTCTCTTCGGTTTTCTGGATTACTACAGCGCGAATGGGCAAGGTTTGCAGCATTTTATTGATGTGCTGAGGGATAGAGACGCTCGATATGGTCGCATTGCTGCGGTGGCGCTGCCGCATGATGCCGCACAGCGCGACTATACTGGCACGCGATATATCGATAAAATCGAGGCGGCGGGCTACTCGACGATTCTCGTGCGCCGCACCTCTGATTTGTGGGGCTCGGTGGATAACACGCGCGCGATGCTACGCCATTCTCTTATTCACGCCCGATGCTCCGAGATGATCATGCCGCCCAACGGCAGCGAAGAATGTCCAAGCGGTGTTGACGCTTTGAGTAACTACAGTCGACAGCCAGAGGGTAAGTCGGGCGCTATACGAGACGCGCCTGTACATGATGCTTACAGCCATGCTTGCGATTCTTTGCGCACCTTTGCGGATGCCCAAAAGATGGGCTTGATTGCGCGGCAGGATAGCTGGAAGAGTAGTCCTTCGATGAAGTCGCGCAATGGTCTAGCGAAAGGCGTTGAGTGGTGAAAGTAAAACGGCGCTCCCTGTGATGGGGAGTGCCGTTCTTCTTCAACCTTTTTGTTTATTGTTATTTGATAGTTTATGCAGATGTGC